GATTACATTAAACGATATGAGGCAGCTGTGAATCACGTATTTAAAGATTATCCTATACAGCCATCAATTTACAGTCATGAACGACAGGAGTACAGTGGATTGGATATAAATACATATATCTATATTGCAGATAATTATTGTCACTTGAAAAAAAGACTGGAGGAGCGCAATGCAAGAAGCAAAATACCAAATAAAAAACTGGAAAAAATGGAAAGCAACAAAATATCTTCTTATTCAAACAAAGAATGAGCTAATGAATGATATAAAAGCTATTACATATACTGATGAACTTCCGGGAGGATCACATAAAAGTATTGCTGATAAGTATAATAAGTTAATAGAAGATGTAAAGATTTATGATGATTATATTAATGCATATGGTTTCTTTATAAACAGATTAGAAAACGCAATAGCAACAATGCTGAATGAAAATCAACGTAAGGCAGTTATAATTTATTCTAATAATCCATATAAAGGTGGTTATGAAAAAAGAATAGAGGAAGCCTTAAAAACAGGTTTCTCAAAAAGTTATTTTTATGATTTGTTAACTGAATCTTATGAAATACTTGGTAGTGTTTTAGATATAGAGTGCGATGAAAATAGAACCATAATTGAATCCGTGGACAAATCACGGACAAAAAACGCCTAAAAATGTGTTATTATGATATTGTGGAAGTTTTGAAAGAACACCACATCAGCAGTCAATGAACACTTTGTCAGGAAGAAACTCGAAAGGGTTTCTTTTTGCTTTTGTGAAGAAGGAAATATTTATGTATGAAAGCGAAGGTTTACAAATGGCAATTAAAAGATTAGATCGTGATGGGTCTCACCGTAAGCAGTTCGAAAGAAATAAAAAGAAAATATACGCAACTCAAACAGTGTGCGGAATATGCGGAAAGCCGGTAGATTTTAGTTATAAATATCCGCATCCTTTATCACCGTGTATCGATCACATCATACCGGTTGCAAAAGGAGGACATCCAAGTGACATTGATAATCTTCAACTGGCACACTGGACATGCAACAGACAAAAGAGTGACAAATTATTTTCAAGCAGTGGGATGCACAAGGCGAAGGTAGTAACAAACAGAGACCTTCCTCATACAATCAACTGGATTGCTTATAAATCGTCAAAATAAGCCATTTGAGAGGTGTTTTAAATATGGGGCATGATACCCCCTAAAATCTTTCTTCCGTAGTTCACGGCGTACTGTGAATATTTTCTCACGGATAAATTAAGACGAAAGGAGTGAAAAAATGACGGCATATTTAGGAATGAAATATTTAAGAAATAAACTGATATCAAAAAGACCAAGAAATGAAGAAAAGTATCTGTATTATGAAATGAAGAATACCATGAGGGATTTTAATATTACTATGCCTAAAGAATTCATATGGCTAAAAAGTTGTCTTGGATGGTCAGCGAAGGCAGTTGATTCAATCGCTGACAGGCTTTCATTTAGGGAATTTTCAAATGATAATTTCGGAATAAATGAAATATATCAGTTAAATAATCCTGATGTTCTTTTTGACAGTGCGATTATCTCAGCACTTATTACATCGTGCTCATTCATATATATTTCAAATGATATAAGCGGATTTCCCCGCATGCAGGTAATTGACGGTCGAAACGCCACAGGAATAATTGATCCTATTACTTACATGCTTAGCGAGGGTTATGCTGTTCTTGAAAGAAATATTCATGATGAACCGGTCAAGGAGGCTTATTTTATAAAAGAGGGTACATGGTTTTATGAAAAAGATAAAGCACCTTATTTTATTTCAAGCAAAGCCCCGTATCCACTGCTCGTTCCGGTTATTTTTAGACCTGATCCAAAAAGACCGTTTGGACATTCAAGAATATCCAGAGCCTGCATAGGTATTCAGCAGAGCGCAATGCGAACGCTCAAGCGTTCAGAAGTATCAGCAGAGTTTTATTCTTTCCCGCAAAAGTATGTACTAGGGTTAAGCCCAGATGCTGAGGCTCTGGACAAATGGCGCGCTACTGTCTCAACTATGCTTCAGCTCGATAAGGACGAGGATGGTGATTCACCAACAGTTGGACAGTTTGAACAGCAGTCTATGGCGCCGTATGTAGAACAACTGAAAATGTTTGCTAGTCTATTTGCAGGCGAGACAGGTCTTACCTTGGATGATTTGGGATTTTCAACTGATAACCCGTCAAGTGTTGAGGCTATAAAAGCGCAGCATGAAAATTTAAGGCTTATCGCTAGAAAAGCGCAAAAAACTTTCAGTGTAGGTTTTTTAAATGCCGGATATCTTGCTGCGTGTTTAAGAGATAATTATGAATATGACAGATACCAGATTTATTTGTCAAAAGCTAAATGGGAACCGTTATTCGAGCCTGATTCGTCTACATTATCTGTTATAGGTGATGGTGCTATTAAAATTAATCAGGCGGTACCGGGATTCTTTGACAAGGATACTTTAAGAGATTTAACAGGTATCGATTATAGTGAAAATGCTGGAATCGGAAAAACTGCAGGAGAGATCGTACAGTAATGGAAGATATTGCACCTGAATTGTATGAGAGGATAAAAAGTACATACGAAAATGAAAAAGCATCAAGTAAAAAGCTGGATGCTTTTTTAGAAAAAGTAAAAAAGGGCAATGCCGCATATGAAGATGTCTATGATTATGCAGGTGAACTGGGCAGATGTCTGGAAAGTGCATTCAGGCACAATATAAGCGACGATGTGCTGCCCGACAGCAGGATGTATTACAATATAGCAAAAAGAATAATCGAGCCTATGCTTAAGAAAAGTCATGATGATATTGCAGCACAGTGCAGTGCTGTACAACATTCATTAAATAAAAAAGCCGGCATAGGATTAAATGCTGTTAAACCTGAGTATGATAAAGCCAGAACAGAGGCAATCATAAATTATGTATGCACACGTGAAAAATACAGCAGTGTAGAAAAAAGTTTTTTAGACGGATTAAGCAATAACTGTCGCAAGACTGTAGATGATTCTGTAAAGCAGAATGCTGATTTTCATTACAAAAGCGGGTTAAGTCCGCGAATAGTAAGGATCTGCAGAGGAAAAGCGTGCAAGTGGTGTCGTGAGGTCGAAGGCAGTTATAACTACAAGGATGTAAGGAATACCGGTAACAATGTATTTAGAAGACACGCCAACTGCACCTGTACAGTTTCATATGATCCTGGTGACGGATCAAAAAAAATTCAGGATGTATATTCGAAGAGATGGCAGAACCAGGACGCCTTTCAGGAAAGAAAAAGATTTTACCTGGAAAACAGAGTTGATAAAAAAAGATTAACAGATATGGAACAGTATGCGGTAAACAGTCATATATCATCTGATTTTTATATTATCAACGACTGTTTAAGAAATGGATATATATTAAATCAGGAGCAGAATACACTGGTGAAAAACCTAGATTCCGCATTGGAGAAACTAGACAGCTATAAAGGGAGGGTCAGCAGATCAGTTCAGTTTTACAGTTCATCAGATTTAGATAAGTTTTTATCTGATCATGAGCCGGGACAAACTGTTACGTATAAAGATTTTACATCTTCCACTGCTTCAAAAGAATTGTATAATCCCGACGGACAGGTTCAGATGTTCTGGACTAGTCGTCGAGGCAGAAATCTGATAAAATACAATAAGAAAGAACAGGAAATATTATATAAAAGAAACAGCAGTTTTATAGTCTTGGAAAAGAGACATATTAAAGGTGTTTATTATATTTTCATGGAGGAACTGTAAAATGACCTTAAGTCTAGAAGAATGGAGAAAGCTGTCAGAAGAACAGAAAGGAATACGGTATAAGGAACTGAGCGATCATGATAAATTTATTGTTCGTACCAGTACTCCGCCGGCTTTTGAAGTTACCGGGCGCAAAGAGCTTAGTGAAGAAGAAAAAAAGAGCGCAAAAAAAGAATTTGATGAGTTTTTAGTATATTATGGAATAAAAAAATAGGAGGTTAAGGTATGGAGCCAAAAAGAATTGGCCGTCAGACTCCTACAACCTCGTTAGTGCTGCCTTATAAAAAAACAAAAGGCAAAGAAGCAGTTGAAATTTACAACAAAACCGGCAGAACTGCCCGGGAATGGCAGGAACTACTAATTTACGATATTATGGCATACGATGATGAAGGCTTATGGGTTCATTCTACCTATGGATATGCGGTACCGCGTCGTAACGGTAAAACTGAAGATGTGATAATGCGTATTTTATGGGGACTTAAAAATGGTGAAAAAATCATTTATACCTCTCATCTTATCTCAACGTCTCATTCAGTCTGGGAAACAGTTACATATCTGTTAGACAGTATGGATATTAAATATGCTTCGGTAAAAGCCAAGGGGCAGGAAAATATCAGACTTTTAGATGAGAATGACAAGCCCTATAAACTTGATCATATGATTAATTTTAGAACCAGATCAAATAATGGCGGGCTGGGTGAAGGATATGACCTGTTAATTATCGATGAAGCACAGGAGTACACTATTGACCAGGAGTCAGCGTTGAAATACACTATTTCAGCGAGTTCAAATCCTCAAATTATTATGCTGGGTACTCCGCCAACAGCTATTTCTCATGGTACAGTATTCCAGAAAATAAGAGAAAAGGTATTAAGCGGTTTTTCGAAAAATACCGGATGGGCGGAATGGTCTGTTGATACGATGCAGGATCCAAAGAACAGAGAAGCATGGTATGAGACAAATCCCTCTTTAGGGCAAGGACTTACAGAAAGAGTTATTGAAAATGAAAATACGACTGATGATGTCGATTTTAATATTCAGAGGTTAGGTCACTGGCTGTCATATTCACAAAAATCCCTGTTTACTGAAAATGAATGGGATTCATTGAAAATAAGTAAAATACCGAATTTTAAAAACAAACTGTTTGTTGGAATAAAATTTGGAGCTGACGGACGACATGCTGCATTATCTATAGCAACCAAAACAGATGATAAGATATTTATTGAATCCATAGACTGTCAAAGTCAGAGAAACGGAAATCTGTGGATCATAAATTTTTTAAAAAATGCAGATATAGAAAAAATTGCAGTTGACGGAGCAGGAGCTCAGGACGTTTTAAAAAAGGATCTTAAGGAGTACGGTATAAAAATAAAAATTGTGCTTCCTAAAGTAAAAGACGTGATAGTAGCCAACAACATGTTTGAACAGAGCATAACTTCATTAAAAAATATATGCCATAATGGGCAGGAATCATTAAGACAGGTCGTTACAAACTGCATTAAGCGTGCTATTGGAACAAATGGCGGTTTTGGATATAAAGCCTTAATTGAAGAACATGAAATAGCACTGATGGACAGTGCTGTTCTTGCACACTGGCTATGTGCATCAGCTAAAGAAAAAAAGAAACAACGTGTTAATTATTAACGAAAGCATCTATTTTATGGATGCTTTTATTATTTTAAATTTACGTACACTAAACGGTTAATTAGGAGGTTATTAGAAATGTCAGAATTTAAAGCAATTACAACACAGGAAGAATTTGAAATGCGTTTAAAAGAGCGCCTTGAACAAAAAGAAAGAAATGTATTAAAAAAATTCGAGGGATATACTTCGCCGGAAGATTTAGAAACTATCAAAAGTGATTATCAAAGTAAGATTGATACATTAAATCAGTCAATCAGCGATAAAGACAGTCAGTATAGCAGTGAAATCGAGGGTTATATTCAAAAAATTGCTGATTATGAGACCGACTCAGTAAAAACGAGAGTGGCAATTGATATGGGTATTCCTTTGAAACTAAAGGACAGACTTAAAGGAACAACGGAAGATGAAATAAGAGCGGATGCGGAGCTTTTATCCGGTCTTTATTCCCCTGCTCCGCCTTTAGCATCGTCAGAACATACTATGACAGCAGAAGATGAAAAAAAATTAAAATTAGAAAACGGTTATAAAGAAATGGCCAAAAAATTAGGAGGTTATTAGAAATGTCAGAAGGAAAAATTTTAGAAGTTAAAAATTATAAAACAGTTTTTACACCAGAATTAGTAACTGATCTTTTTTCAAAGGTAAGAGGTCACTCATCATTAGCTAATCTTGCTAAAAAAGAGCCGCTTCCTTTTAACGGTAAAGAAATGATGATCTTTACAATGGATGATGAAGTGAATATCGTTGGTGAATCAGGAAAGAAAACAAGAGGATCAGCAGATATCAGCACTAAAACAATGGTTCCAATCAAAATCGAGTACGGTATCCGTATTTCAGATGAATTTATGTATGCTACTGAAGAAAAGAAAATTGATATTCTAAAAGCGTTCAATGAGGGATTTGCTAAAAAAGTTGCACGAGGATTAGATATTATGGCAATGCATGGAATCAATCCAAGAACAAAAGAAGCATCTAACTTGATTGGTGATAATCATTTCGATCATGGTTCGCTTACAGTTACAACAACTGCCGGTGAAGAAGATAAGGACATCAATAAGGCAATTGCCTTATTTGATGAATCAGACGATTTTGAAGTTTCGGGATTTGCAATAGCAAAAGCATTCAGAACTTCATTAAGTGAACTCGAGTATAAAAACGGAGCTGCCAAATTTCCAGAATTAGGATGGGGAAGTAATACTTCAGCATTACGCGGTTTAGCCGTAGATGTCAATTCAACAGTTGCATTTAATGATTCTAAGGATTTGGCAATTGTTGGAGATTTTGCAAACTATTTTAAATACGGTATTGCTAAAGAAATCCTAATGGATGTGATTCCTTATGGAGATCCTGATAATACAGGATTAGATTTAAAAGGAAATAATCAGATTTTTATCCGGTCAGAAGTTTATTTAGGTTGGGCAATCATGGACGAGAAAGCTTTTGCCAGAATTTTAAAAACTGAAGGATAAGGAAGTGAAAGATGATGAAGCCTTTCGTTACATTAAAGGATATTTCGCTGTTGTTCAGAGATCTTAGTAGTTTAGAAGAACGCAAGGCCTCAGCACTTTTGGAGATTGTTTCTGACTCTCTTCGCCAGGAAGCTAAAAAAGTCGGAAAGGACCTTGATGAAATGATAAAAAATGGCGAAGTGTATGAAAATGTAGTTAAATCAGTTGCAGTTGACATTATCGCAAGAAATTTAATGACCTCAACTGATAGCGAACCTATGGAACAGTTTTCACAGTCGGCATTGGGATATACCGCTTCAGGAACATATCTTGTACCCGGTGGAGGGCTGTTTATTAAAAAAAGTGAATTATCAAGACTGGGACTTAAAAGACAGAGGATAGGAGTACTGGACATATGGGGATTAAAGGAATAAATGTAATCTTAGTTGAAAAGATTGAAACCGGTAAAGACAGTTTTAATGAGCCGGTGTATAAAGAAATCGAGAAGTGCATAAAAAATGTTCTTGTTGCCCCGTCAACTTCTGATGATATTGTCACTGCTCAGGATCTGACTGGAAAAAAAGCCGTGTACACTTTAGCAATCCCAAAATGTGATAACAGCGTTTGGGAAGATAAAGATGTTATATTTTTCGGCAAGAGATGGCATGTACTCGGTTTCACTATTGAAGGAATAGAGGAAAATATTCCGCTTTGCTGGAATAAAAAGGTAATGGTGGAAAGATATGGCTAAAACCAGAATTGTTTTAAACAGAAAAGGGGTAGGAAGTCTACTGAAATCAAAAGAGATGATGGCAGTGTGCCTTGAACATGCTAATGCAACATGCCAAAGTGCAGGTGGTGTGGGTTACGAAGTAACAACATTTACCGGAAAATCGCGTGTGAATGCCTCTGTAAGAGCAAATACCAGAAAAACAATCAGTGATAACTACAAAAACAACACACTGCTTAAAAGTCTGAGGTGAAATCTGTGATTGAAGAAACTGTATTAAATTATCTAAATAAAAAATTAACTGTTCCTGTCTTTTTAGAAAACAGGGATATCGAAGAATATGTCGTAATAGGCAAAACAGGAAGTGGAAGAGTGAATTTTGCTAACTCAGCCACTTTTTTTCTACAGTCGTATGCATCTACCAGATATAAAGCTGCATTGTTAAATGAGCAGGTAAAAAAAGCAATGGACGACTTGGCTGAACTCAAAGAAATATCATATTCCCGGTTAAATACCGATTATGATTTTACAGATACAGCCAAAAAGAAATACCGGTATCAGGCAGTATATGATATCGGTTTTTATTAACTTGTGAAGGAGGAAAAATAAATGTCAAGTGATGCAAGTAATGTAACATCTTCAAAACCATCTGTTGGCGGTGCTGTTTGGGCGGCACCGTTAAAAACAGAAATTCCAACCGATGCAAAAACACCTTTAAATGAAGCTTTTAAATCATTGGGGTACTGTTCTGATGACGGATTAACTAACTCAAACAGTCCGGAAACTGATAATCAGAAAGCATGGGGCGGTGATGTAGTACTGGTTTTACAAACAAGTAAAGAGGATAAATTTCAGTTTAAATTGATTGAATCGCTTAATACAGATGTTCTAAAGACAGTGTACGGCAGTAAAAATGTAACCGGCACCCTTGAATCTGGATTAAAAATAGCTGCAAAAAACGATGAGCCTGAGCAGTTCGAATGGGTGTTTGAAATGATTTTAAAAGGCGGGATTTTAAAAAGAATTGTAGTTCCGTGCGCATCGGTAACTGAAATTGGTGATATTGTTTATAAAGATGATGAATCAGTCGGTTATGAATGTACTATTGCAGCCGTTCCGGATCAAAACGGTGCAACACATTATGAATACTTAGTAAAAAATACTGAATAAGGAGAATGCTAGATGATCAAAGGTGAATCAAAAACAGGGTTTAAGTTTAATATCAATGAAAAATTTATTGACTGGGAACTTCTTGAAATGATGGCAGAAGTAGATAAAAATCCGATTTTAATGATTAGTATTGCTAAAAGACTGTTAGGGATTAAACAGTATAATCGTTTAAAAGACCACTGCAGGACTAAGGATGGAAGAGTTCCTCTTGAAAGAATGGAAGAGGAGATTTTTTCGATTATTGATTCAAGCAAAGAAACAAAAAACTAATTATCCTCGCCGACATGATAAATACTGATGAATCAGCAGTTATTTGTGATCTGGCTGAAACATACAGTATATTTGATTATAAGTCGCTTCCGGTATTAACGGTCGCGACTTTTTGTGTTGGTCTGAGGGAAAATTCAAGAATAAAAATGAAAAAAAACAGGCTTGCTGTTCCTTTTGAAACTGTACTTCTTGGTGTGATTGCGGACAGCCTTAAATTATTAGTCTGGACAAAGTCTAAAGATGCTCAGAAAGGATTTAACAGGCCTAAATCGATCGTTAAGTCACTGTTTGAAAACGAATCTAAAGAAAATATATCTTTTTCAAGCGGTGAAGAATTTGAAAAAGCAAAATTGAAAATTTTAGGGAAGGAGGCAGATGTATGGCAAGCGGAACAGAATTAGCAAAAGCATATGTACAGATTGTACCTTCGGCAAACGGCATTAAGGGTTCGTTAGAAAATGCGATGGGAAATGAAGCGGATCAGGCTGGAGAAAAGGCCGGAAATTCAATCGCATCTAAAATTAAAGGGATAATCGTTGCTGCTGGAATCGGGAAAGTTCTTGCATCGTCATTCACGGAAGGTGCAGCGCTTGAACAGTCCATAGGTGGTATTGAAACACTTTATAAGGGAAGTGCAGAAAAAATGAAGGCTTATGCCAGTGAGGCGTATAAGACTTCTGGAGTAAGTGCTAATGCCTACATGGAAAATGTAACGTCATTTTCTGCTTCTTTGATTTCAAGCCTTAAAGGTGACACCGAAAAAGCCGCCGCTGCTGCTGACCGTGCAATGCGGGATATGTCGGACAATTCCAATAAATTCGGTACAAATATTCAGGATATCCAAAATGCATATCAAGGTTTTGCAAAGCAAAATTATACTATGCTTGATAACCTGAAATTAGGATATGGCGGAACAAAAGAAGAAATGCAGCGGCTGTTGTCTGATGCTCAGAAATTGAGCGGACAAAAATATGATATAAGTAATCTCGCGGATGTCTACACTGCAATAGGGGTTATCCAGGACAATCTAGGAATCACTGGAACCACTGCTAAGGAGGCTGCAAGTACTTTCAGCGGATCGTTTGCTTCTATGAAAGCAGCTGCACAGGATTTCTTAGGCAATGTTGCTATTGGCGGTGATGTTACCGGTACTCTGTCAAATCTTCTATCAACTGCATCAACTTTTTTGTTTGATAATGCAATTCCAATGGCTTTTAATATTGTTTCGGGATTTGGAACTGCTCTTGTTGCCGCAGTTCCTCAGCTGGCTCAAAAGGGATACGAATTGCTTAGCGGGCTTGTTGATGGATTTGTAAAAAATATACCTGTGGTGCTTCCACGGATTTTACAGTTTGTTCAAAATTTTGGTGTCGGTTTAGCTCAAAAAGCACCTGAATTTATTAATATGGGTTTTGACCTGTTAAGCCGGCTGGTAAGTGGAATAGTGAGTGCTGTACCTATTTTAATACAGTACGTTCCTACTATAATTTCTACTTTTGCAAATATAATCAATGAAAATTTTCCAACTATATTAGCCAAAGGGGCAGAAATATTATGGCAGCTGATTACCGGGCTGTTAAGTGCGATTCCTACTTTAGTTGCTAATATACCGCAGATTATACAGGCAATCTGGGATACTTTTATGGCTTTTCAGTGGCTGAATCTAGGTGGGCAGATAATGACATTTTTAGGCGATGGTATTTCTGCTATGTTTGGATTTTTAGGTGAAAAAGGCCTTGGTGCGGTTCAGAGTATTGTAAATACGATACTTTCTCTTCCTGGTAAGCTATTTACATTAGGGAAAAATGCTATTTCTCAAATGGGGAGCGGTATTTCAGGAATGGGATCATGGCTAAAGACAACTGCTGGAAAAATCGTAACATGGGTAGTAAACGGTGTTAAATCACTTCCATCGAAAATGATAGATGTCGGTAAAAATGTAGTTAAAGGATTATGGGAAGGAATCAAGAACGTTAAAGATTGGATACTAGATAAAATAAGCGGATTCGTTGACGGTATTGTAGGAGGAATAAAGAAATTTTTTGGTATACATTCTCCATCAAGAGTAATGGCCGATGAGGTTGGTAAGTATCTCCCTAAAGGAATGGCAGTAGGTATCGAAGCAAGTGCTGATGAAGTTTACGATGAAATAGATAAGCTGTCTAGAAATACACTAGATATCGCAGCTGATGGGTTAGAATTCAGTAACATTGATATGAGTGAAAACAGCAGCGAGCTTAGCGGTATGCTTCAAATAATCATTAAACTGTTGAAATTAATCTTAAACAAAGAAGATACAACTGTTTTGAATTTCAACAATAGAGAAGTTGCCCGTGCTTTGCGTGAACTGGGGGTTGTTTTTGAATGACGGTAAAATATATAAATTCAAAAAATGAGGTACTGGAGTTTATTGGTGCCGATATACTTCCAACAAGCGGTTATTTGCACCAGAGAAAATGGAATACAAACAAGGAAAATGATATTACAGTTATTGATAAGGGTGACTGTACTTATACTATAACCCTTACATTGAAAGGCAGTCTGGAACAGAGAAAAAACATGCTTAATAAAATATGCGATATATTTGAGTATGATTGTATAGTTAAGACACCAGGAACGCTTCATTACGGGGATTATAAAATAAAATGCTATGTAATATCTTCTAATACAAGTGTTGCGGGTATTCAGACAAGAACAAATATTGAATTAGGAATATACTGTCCAAAACAGCACTGGATTAAAGAAAAAACATATAATCTGGTAATGTACAGTGATTCGAAGAATGACACAGGTATAAAGCAGTACAGCTATTGCTATCCGTATGTATATTCATCTTTAAAAGGTGCAGTTCAAATAATCAATGATTCCCCGGCAGACAGTGATTTTATCATAAGAGTTTACGGGCCATGCAGTAATCCGTTTATTAAAATAGGAGAAATACTTTATCAGGTGAATACTACATTAAGTGCTGGTGAGTACATGGAAATAAACTCAGAGGAAAATACAATATATGCCTTTTCAGATTACGGTGAAAAAAGGAATCTTTTTAATTTCAGAGATAAATCGCGAGGCGATTTTTTTACAAAAATTCCATCCGGTCTTAGTATAGCAACATGGAATGGAACATTTAAAGCTGAAATAGTTATATTTGATAAACGTGGTGAACCAAGATGGATATAATGAAATTTATATATACGGATTCCAACTATACGGAGCTCGGTGTTTTGAAAAATACGTCTATTGATTTTGAAGTTGGAAAATTCAAAACTGCGACTAATGATTATTCTTTAGAAATTTCGATAAATGCATGGGATAAAGCATTTAATAAAGGTTCTATATTTTACTCATCGGAAAGTGAATTCGGTGGAATTATTGACAGTAAAAAGGTCGATACATCAAAAAATGTAATTGTCTTTACTGGAAAAACATTTAGAGGAATGCTGGAAAAAGAGTACATACAGCCCCCGGAAGGTCAGGCGTATTTTGTAGCAAAAGGCGAGGCCAACAGTGTGATAAATGAGCTTATTGGAGACAACTTCGATAGTCTTTTTACTGTAGATAATGTTGGCTTGAGTGATATAAATGTTAATTATCAAATTAGAGATCTGAATCTTTTAGATGCGCTTGAAAAAATGCTTTATAAAGCAGATATTCCATCAAGACTTGATATTGTGTTTCATGATGGAAAAGTGCATATTCAGGCTATTCCAATTGTTGATTTATCTGAACTGCTTCAATATGATAAATCGTATGGTATAACAATGATCGCACAGACTCCTGAAAGCAGTTATAACCATATCATTGCTTTAGGAAAAGGTGAATTGACAGAGCGGTTAAGGGTTAATCTGTACCTTCAAAGTGATAAAACGTGGTCATCATCAAAAAATGATGATTATAAAGGGCTTTGCAGAAAAACATATCTGTATGACAATTCGAGTGAAGATGATGAAACTTTACTTATTGAAGGGGCAGTAGAGGCAGTGGAAAAAGAAAATGGAAGCAGTACCGTTCAAGCTGTATTTTCAAGCGATGATGCTTCATTGTTTGATATTGTAGGTGCAAAAGAGGAAATTACAGAGCTTTCATTTAAAGAACAGATTACTAAAAAAATACTAAAAGTAACTGTTAATGATATTGCAGCAAACTGTAAATTTGAATACAAGGTGGGTGAATAAATGTTAGAAAGTATAACACTGAACGGATTTAATGTTCAGGCTTCGGTAGATGCTTATCTTCATCACTGCTGGTTTGGCTATGAAGGAGTATTTAAATATGGAGAAGAAATAAGATGCGAAACTGTAAGCAACAACATTTTAAAGTTGTACGATGGACTTTTTGTCAATCAGGGCAGATTTTATCGTATTGTTCCCGGATCATATGAAGAAGTAAACATTTCAAACGGTATAGTTGGTCAAAAAAGATATGATCTGATAGTTTCACATTTTGAGACTAATGGAGTAACAGAAACACATGATATTAGAGTTTTAAAAGGCGGGAATGATGGGGAAATACCCGAACATACTGTGAATGATACATTTAACGGTGGAACGGTGAATGAATTTCCTCTTTATCTGGTTGAAATTGATGGAATAAACATTACTAAAGTAACCAGGCAGTTTAAGTATATTATTTCATTTCATGAAGCTTTAGAAGCTATAATTAACCTTTTTAATGCAGCGGTATATACCGGCGATATAAATATTAAAGATTTAATTAGAAAATTAGATGTAAACAGAGAATAAAGAAAGGAAAATTTAAATGAGTTTAAAAACAGTACAGGTAATTATTAACGGTGTCTCAACGACACTGAATTTAAACAGCCAGACTGGTAAATATGAAGCGACAGTAACAGCGCCGAATACTTCCAGTTTTAATCAGCCGAACGGGTATTACAATGTAACAGTAAAAGCTACTGATAATGCAAATAATATTACTACAGTAGATGCTGATGATCCGACTTTGGGAACAAAACTTCGTCTGGTGGTTAAGGAAAGAACTGCACCTGTAATTACTCCAACCTATCCTAGTGCTAGTGCTACATTAATAAACAACAAGCCTACGATAACATGGAAAGTTACAGATGCAGACAGTGGGGTTAATCCAGATTCTATTAGTATTATTATTGACAGCGGTTCTAAGATTACATCCGGAATAACTAAAAATAAAGTAAGCGGAGGCTATGAGTGTTCTTATACTCCAGGAACTGCCTTAAATGATGGAAGTCATAAAATTAAATTTGATGCGAGTGATAACGACGGCAATGCAGCAGTTCAAAAATCTGTATCGTTCAAGGTTGATACAGTACCGCCTACATTAAATATTGCAAGCCCTGCTGCGGGATTAATTACAAACAATCCTAAAGTGACATTAAGCGGTACTACAAATGATGCTACATCAAGTCCGGTAACAGTAACGGTTAAATTGAATTCTGGAAGCGCTGCAAATGTTACTGTAGAAAGCAATGGTTCTTTTACTAAGGAATTAACCTTGGTCGATGGTACAAACACTATTGTTATTACCGCACGCGACAGTGCCGGCAAAGAAACAGTCATTTCAAGAACAGTTACCCTTGATACCAAAGCACCCGTAATCACTGATGTAGTAATTACTCCTAACCCTGTTGACGGCGGTAAGACATTTACCATCACTGTAACGGTTACAGATGCTTAAATATGGCTGTAGAAAGAGTAATTGGAAAAACAGACAGTTTTGAAGTGATTTTTGACAGATTGAATGATAATAACTGGACGGTCAATGTGCCGTCCAATATTATCGGTGAATATGTAATGGATCTGTATGCATATGATGAAGCTGGAAATCTTGGATTTTTAGCAACTGCGATGTTTACGGTTGATACATCAAATTTGTGCTTTCATCTTTCAATCATCAAATACCGCTCTGAAATCTGTTTTGAAAGTGACTATATATGCACAGTCAAGGAGGTACTTCCATGTGTGATGAAATAGCTATGCTGAAAGGCGAAAAAAGAAAAATAAGACTGTATGTGCACAGCAGAAAAGGTGATGTCTTTGTAATAAGAAATGCATATGTAGAGATATTGCAATATGGTGAATTAATAAAGGCGATAGAATGTACGATTGATGAACATGATCTTACATTTATGCTTGCACTTGATGAAGCAGGAAGCTACAGCATGTCAGCAGTATATGAAATTGCTGATGAAATAATTAAAAATAAATTTAAAATTGAGGTGAGGTAAATGGCAAAGTACCGTATATATGATGTAACACTTTCTAAAAAAACTGTCGGTCCTGGCGAAAGATTAGTTGTTCAGGTTGATATAATCACATGGGACTGGATTAAGAAAAATTTAACCTGGGGAAGTCTTAAGGAACGTTTCAAATGGGGTGATTTGTTTGGCAGTTAGCATCCCTACAAAGATTACAGTTCCGCCTGACCTGAATATGAGCGACCCAGGCGATATCGCAAAAGTATGGAGTGAAATTCAAACGATTATAACACAGTTTAACAATGTTATCGATGTGCTCAATGATTACAATGAAAAGCTGAATAAAGCGGTATATTATGACGAGAGTGTTGGATGATTTAAAAAAACAGGAGGGAATATGGGTAAACTTATAGATTCAACTGGTAAAAAAATTTTGTTGGGAACTGTTTTATATAACGGTGATACAACAAGCAATTTTACTTTAAATGATGATTACATCAATTATGATTATATAGAAGTTGTGTGGCGTCCGCATCCTACTTTGGGGCAGTGTTCGGATACAATGATTCCATCTAAAGACAGTAAGCTGCATTTAGAACGCACACAATCCATAAACGGAGTTACTACTGTCTATCGCTGCCAAATGACTTTTAGTGGCAGAAACGTGACTCTTACAGGTCGTACACAGGTTATTAACGGAGCATCGGTTGATGCTGTGGAAGAACATATTTTAAGAGTAATTGGTTATTAGGACACTGAAGTATGTGTCTTTTTATATTGCCTCAGGATGGCATAAAAATCGTCTGGAAAGAAGGTAAAATATGGATTTAGGTTTTATTTCGAATTATTTTGTTCCGGTCGTAATGGCCGGATGTCTAGCAACTGGATATGTTGTTAAAAAATGGATAAAAGATGTTGATAATAAATGGATTCCTACAGTTGTGTTTTTCGAGGGTGCTGCATTAAACTGCATCGTATCCGGAAATGTAACAGTAGAAACAGTTGTAGCCGGTGCAGTATGCGGTTTAGCTAGTACCGGATTGCATCAGGCTTTTACTCGAATTATTGAAAATAAAAAAGAGGAGTAACAGATCCTGATGCAAGAATTTTTAATGAGTACATGGTCTATTGTTTTAACTGCTGCGGTTGGTTATCTTGTAACTAATTCCAGAGACAGTAAGAAAAGTCGAAAAAAACTCGAAGAAAAAAGAGAGCAGGAGAAATTAGACCAGACTAAAAGACAAATTGTTATGGAAGAGGCGCTATGTGCAATGTTACATGAACGTATCGTTCGTTTTTGCGAGAGACTGCTGATAATCGGTTATGTTACTGCTGATGATCTAAAGGAACTGGATTACCTTTATAACCCCTACAGGGCTTTAGGCGGTAATGGAACAGTAGAAAGATTATATAACAAAGTGCAGCAGCTTCCATTGAGAGTAGAAAACGGAGCGGAATGATTCCGCTCTTTTAAATTAAATTCAGGAGGAAAAACAAAATGGAAATCAAACAAAATTTAGTAAGCTCAAGCAAATATGATATTAAGTGTCCTTATGAAAGAACACCACAGTTTTACGTTGTACACAACACATACAATGATGCTCCAGCAAAAAATGAAGTTTCATATATGATTGGGAACAATAACAAAGTATCATTTCATTGGGCTGTTGATGATGTAGAAGCCATTCAAGGTTTACCTGAGAATAGAAGTGCTTTTGCTTCTGGTGATGGTAAAAGAGGACAAGGAAATTTATATGGTATTCATGTTGAAATTTGCTATTCTAAATCTGGTGGCGATAGATTTAATAAAGCTGAACAAAATGCCGCTAAACTTATTGCAGATGGTTTAAAAGCACATGGCTGGGGTATTGATAAAGTTAAAAAACACCAAGATTTTGCTGATAAATATTGTCCACATAGAACACTAGATATGGGGTGGCAAAGATTTTTAAACATGGTACAAGCTAATCTTGACGGAAATGCTCAACCATTACCACAACCAACACCAGATAATGGAACATCAGTAAATTATCAAGTACGAATTACTGCAAATAGTGGATTAAATGTTCGTTCTGCTGCTTCTGCTAGTGCTTCTAAAGTAACTGCATTAGCTAAAGGAACTGTAGTTGCTGTAGATAGAGAATCTAATGGATGGTTACATATCAGTCAAGGATGGATTTCGGCTGAATATACTGAAAGAGTTTCTAGCGGATCTTCAGTTAATTATAAGGTTAAAGTTACTGCAAACTCAGGATTGAACGGTCGTTCTACTCCAAGCACTTCAGGAAGCAAAGTTACTGCTTATGCTAAAGGAACAGTCT